TTTGATTTCATCAAAGTTGATAGTCTGATTAAACACCGGACATTATTACAAAGTTCTTCTGATGAAATTTCCGATGAATTACGAAGAGTCATTCTCGACACAGTTCATAGATACTTTCCAAAAGGTTTTGGTAAAGAATTACAACTGGGTGGAAGATTAACACGTCATTCCTGTTTCGAAGCTTCTATCTCACGTGGTGGAAAGAAGTCTATTGTCCTTGATTTGGAAAATGAACATGGCATCAAAGAATTGATACCTACCAAATCAACAATGTCACTTAGAAAATATGCTGTTCATAACGCATATGCGAAACAAAAAGAAACTGAACATATTGAGAGAGTTCAATCCTCAATGTGGAGGGATTTAAACGACAACAGATGCAAAGTAGTGTGTATTGATGAACCATTGAAGGCTCGTACACTAACATCGGGTCCAAGGGATCGTGTTCTTTTGCAAAATCTCCAGAAACTTCTTCACCGTACCCTGTCCAAACACCCCTCAAGAGTGTTTGAATTAATAGGAGGTGCCTCAGTACAAGATGCAGTTCAGGATTTGTATTACAAATCTTTAGATAGCATGACGCACTGGAGTTCTGGTGATTATTCTGCCGCTACAGACACGTTGAAAAGACGTGCTATAGAAATCGTTGTCGAAGAGTTGATAAGTTGGGGTGAAATTCCAACTGATATTGCTTGTTTGTTTGTTAGTGATCTAAGTGATCACCAACTCGAGTATCCGAAGATTCTTGATAGGGACATGTCCCCAATTCTTCAGAAGCGAGGACAATTAATGGGATGTATTACATCATTCCCAATCCTCTGTCTATTAAACGACGCAATGTATCAGTATACATTCAACAAGTACCCATCCCATCTATCATCACAGAGAAGAATCAATGGTGATGATATCCTCTTTCGTTGTAATCCTACCGGATATGAATATTGGCTCGAGAATCTTAAAGAAATCGGCTTCATACCATCTCCAGGAAAGAATTATATCCATCCAAGTTTCGCCATGGTCAACAATACACCTTTCATCGTTAATAACGAAGGGTGTAAACCTCTTGAGAAATGGAATTTCTCATTACTGCAGGAAAATGTTTCAATGGATATCGAGGAGCCACTAACAATTGAACAAAGAGTACA